TTGGTATTTGCATACATATTTAATATGGATATTGGTGCATCAGTGGTTTGTGAGTCTCTGTGTGTGTATATCCGCCAGTCGGACATTTGTTCTCTTTTTTTTTTCAAGCAGAAGACGGCATACGAGATGTAGCCGTGACTGGAGTTCAGACGTGTGCTCTTCCGCCGCGTAGCTCCCCAAGAAACGCACTTGCTTCACTGGCCTGTTCTTTGATATGCTTAAAAGCTCTGTTATTGAAGGAGGAGGCGTACATACTTTCAAAAGGAATGCTATTACGTTGTAAGTAACTATGAAACCCCATTGCTCCAAGCCCCACTGCGCGTTCTCTATATGCGCTATAAGCGGCTTTTGCAAACCCTGCTTTACTTTGTTCAACATAAGAAACAAATTCCTCTATGGAGTCTATGTTATCCACTGTACTAGGACGGGTATGTACAGCATTATCAATAAAATGTTCAATGATGTTATCCAGCATGGTAACTAGATCAGCAATGAACATAGGGTGTTCCTTCCACTCATCAAAGTACTCTAGGTTAACACTGGACAAACAACAGACTGCTGTACGGTCTTCACCTGTAGGTAGTGTAATCTCTGAGCATAGGTTACTCTGGCGTATCTTTAAGCCTAGCTCTTGCTGAGACTCAGGCAGTGCCTCATTACACCTGTCCATGTTTACAATGTAAGGTTCCCCTGTCTCTGCTCTAGTGTGCAGTAGCTGCCACCATAGATCCCTAGCTGATACAGTCTTGATAGCCTGCTTAGACTTAGGGTCTATGAGTCTCCAGTTCTCATCATTCTTTACACGCTTGAGAAAGGCATCACTAATGTTAACACCATTGTGTAGATTAAGACATTTACGGTTAAGATCACCGCCAGTGGTCTTTCGCATAGCAATAAATTCTTCAATCTCTGGGTGGCTGATGTCCATATACGCCGCATAACTACCCCTTCTTGTAACGCCCTGATTAAAGGCTAGCATCTGACTGTCTACAACGTGCATGAATGGGATGCTACCAGTAGACTGACTACCGTTAGCAGTAGAAACCCCGTTACTTCTAACATCACCCCAATATCCACCCAAGCCTCCACCTCCACTTGCCAGCCATATGTTCTCATCATAGTGTGCAGATAGGCCGCCACGCGAATCAGGAACATAATTGAGAAAACAGCTAATAGGTAAACCGCGAGTGGTTCCCCCGTTACTAAGTATAGGAGTGCTAAAACCAAACCAGCTCTTGCTAGCGTACTCGTAAAGTCGCTGTGCAAGATCGTAGTCAGTATACCCTTGATACGTTGCACCATAGACGGAGGCTCTTGCGAATGCTTCTTGTGCATGTGTTTCATCCTGCCATAAGTATCTGTCTTTGAGTGTCTCTACTGAAAAGGTGTTTAGATTATCTTCTCTAGCATAGTCAATAGTTATGCCTAAGTAATCCTGCTTGCCTACCTTACTTGTCATTATTTGTTCCTTCTTCTTCTTCTATAATACTTAGTAGTCTGTTCTCATACCATTGTGCTTTGAGTAAGTCTTTAACAGCGTTTCTCTTGCTTCTACAGCGCCACCTGTACTTGAATGAGTTACCTCTAAGAAAACCTATGAATTCTTCTCTGGATAACATAGACTCCATAGCATCAATACATTCTACAGCGCCTTGGTCTGCATAGTGTGTAGGGTTATTAACATCATCGTCACCCCAAGCAGTCTTAAACTTGTACCCTTGGCGCGTGTAGCTACTTGTCATCTTTTCCTCTGGCATATTCTCATCTTTAGTAGGGAACAAAGGATGCTGGTCTGGACCATTGCGGTGCCACTTGTTTATCCTGCTCCATGCTTCCGGTGATTCATCATCAATACTCTTGGTCATCATCGTCTCCCCAGTCATTCAGTTCCTGGCCCTCTAGTTCTTCTTCAAACAAAGCCAGCCTGTTAATAAATTTATCTTCAAACCTGTCTACTATTTCTTCCGCTGTAACATCCAGTAAAGTAAGCAGGTCGTCTATGTCGTAGCGTGTTAATACACGTTCTTTAATCTCATCCATTGTCAAGGACATAATCTACATACTCATCTAATGTGTAAAAATCAAACCCTTCCTTGCTGCACCACTGTCCCATTGTAAGTTTAGAACCCTTCCTGACTTTCTTGTTAGGATCAGACAGTACAAATACTAACTTAGTAGGTGCTATCATATCACGGATAGCAGTGTACTTTTGTGTATCCCCTGCTCTAAAGAACCCTTTAGTTTCTATGATGTCCCCTGTCTTCTTGTCTACAAAGTCTGGCTTGTACTTCCTGTGGGTAACATAAGGTATGTCATATGGCTCATACAGGAACCTGCCCTTGGGCATGAGTTTAGCAAAGTTCTTCTCTAGCCCTGATCTATATACAGGCTTAGAGTGTTTCTTGGACTTTAGGCTCATTGACTACCTCCGTTAAGTATCTAGGACCACTTGAGTATATAAATGTTCTCAGCTCAGGATAGCAGGCGTGCTTAAAGTGACAGTAGGAACATCCCATAGCTAGTTTCATGTTGCCTGACTTACCGTCTGGAACAGTAGCATGGCAAAGCTCCGGTGGTTCTTCCTGCTTAACCATCTCTTTAACATGTATTATTCTTTCTTCAATGTCTTTCTTTAGAACAGAGTGAGCCAGTTCTTCTTCATCCTCTAGGTCATACTTCAGGAATGCCAAGTGACCGTTCACCTTGTCCATAGCCAGCCAGCCTACCTTAGTCTCACCTTCAGACCTAGCGTAGCCCTTGATCTGGTCTATGTAACCAAAGGGATCATCGAATGCTAAGGAACCATCCTTAAACTTTTTGAAGCCAAAGGTACTTGCAGACTTAACGTCAGTCACCACGCCGTCTATCTTACAGTCCATGCTGCCCTTAATGCCCTGCACTTCAGCCAATGCCTGCTCATGGGTTACTGTGTGTCCTGACAGTCTTGTAAGTAGCAGTAGCATCTCCTCAATCAAGTGTCCGTACATGAACTTGACTAAGGTATGTGGCTGCATCTTTTCCTTTGGACCTACATTGTTGCAATGGTTCCATAGGTATCTATCAGTCTTGCCTATGTTGGACATACGCAGCTTACGGCTATCAAAGTGCTTGCTGTTACCAAACTCTTTACGCATGAGATCCTTACAGGCTTCTCCAAAACTATCTATCGCTGCTTCTACATCTACCGCACCATCCGGTGTCTTGTTCTGCATTAGCTTGTAGATGTCTTTTATAAGTGTATCAGTAGTTTTCATTGAAATGTCCATCTAGTATCTCTTTAGCTACGTTAGCGCCTATCACAAACCACTCATTCTTACTGGCGTGTGTTTCTCTCAGCAACTTGTGTGCTTCTTTCTCAGCCTCCCTTCTATCAGGTACATCATAGGTAGCTACTAATATGTAGTCCCTGTAGGGTGTGCCTGTTTGGAAGCTACCAAGCCTGTCCCTTGCATCCACTGCCATTCCTATCTTACACCAGCTAGGGTAAGCAGGGCTGTGCAGTATGTACACCTGACCTTCCTTAGCTGTACTATAGTTTTTTAAGGACTCAAATGCTGCGTGCTCAAAGGACTTGTAATTTCCTGGCTTATGTAACGGGTGTTTGCTTGAAATGTATTTACCGTTAACAAACATCCTTTTTTTGTTTGTTCTTGGATTAGCTAAGCTATTTCTTTTTTTAATACAAACTCTGCACAACCGCTCGTTTATTTTAACGTTGCCTAAAGTCCAGTTATCTCCTCTAATCAGCTCTACTGAGCATTTGCGGCAACGATTAGTGTGTGTCTGCCCAACTGTCGCCGACCTTGTACTCTCCTGTGAGTGGACAGTTGAGGTTGTAAAAAGCTCCTGCTGCCTCCAAGCATTCGACTGCGAGCCTCCCGTAATCGTCTGTTTGATCTGATCTAACTTCTGCTTGAACTTCATCATGTATATTCCCTACAAAATAATAGTCTAACCCTGCTAGTGTAGCACGTTCATGCAACAAACACAAAGCTTTTTTCATCACAATGGCACCGGCACTTTGCAATAAAGTGTTCAGTGCAGCGTGTTGGTGCCTAATGTATAGTTTCCTGCCGTCTAGTCCTTCAATGACTCCGCTAGCTGCTTCTCTAGAAGTGTTGTCTCTAAGAGCTGCAAATGCTGGGAGATTATACATAAATCTTTGTTTAAGTTCTCCGCCAAGTCTTGCGCCTCCTTGAGCCACACTGCCAAGCTTTGCATCTCCTGCTCCGTATAAGAGGGCATATATGAAAGTCTTAGCCTGATCTCTTGATTCAAGTCCTGCAAGTTTTTGGTTGGCTGTGTGAATATCTCCGTTAAGGATCTCATTAGTATACTCCTGATCGTTCATGTAATGAGCTAACATGCGTAGCTCTAGTCCACTGGCATCAAAGCCTACTAGCTTGTAGCCATCTCTGGTGATAAAGCACTGCCTACACTGCTTACCGTAAGGCGAATAGCTGGCGGGTACTTGTGCAAGGTTAGGGCTATTGTGAGTCATACGGTTAGTTACAGCACCTAGTGTATTCACATAGCCGTGTACCCTGTCTGTGTCATCATCTGCGGCCTCTAACCAAGACTGTACCTGTGCGATTCTTTTCTGAATCATTAGGTACTCAGCTATTAGCTGTGCTTCAGGTATGCCTTTAACTTTAGACAGTATGGCTTCATCCACTATTGGCTGACCAGTAGGCGTTAGCTGCTTAGGCTTCCATCCAAAATCCTGAAGGTACTCACCTATTTGCTTTCTGGAACCTAGATTGAAAGGCTTTAGCATCATACGCATGAAAGGCTTAGGGCTATGTGCTTGCAGTAGCTGTTCGTACTCATCATCTGTTAAACCTACTTTAGATAGACTACCGTCCTTCTTAAATCTAGGTGTAACTTCCTTAACAACTACCCACTTAGGCTTAAACTTTTGGTGAACCTGATGCTCTAGCCTCATCTTAACCTCTTTAAGTTCTGCCAGTAGCTCCATAGCGTGCCTAATATCTATAAGCCATCCATTGTCTATTTGCTGATTGATAATAGCCTGCACTTGGTGCTCTAGGTCTATAGATCCATTGCTGAACTTCCTAAGATTCAATTCACCTTTACAGCGCTCCCATACCTTAGCGGTAACTTGTACGTCCTTTATACAGTACTGTATCATCTCAAATGTCAATTGAGACCAGTCCTTATAGTCACCTTTTGGAAAGTTAAGAGCATCGCCCCAGTTAGCTAGGCTGTGGCCTCCTTCACGATTAGGGTTAGCCAGTCTTGACATAACCAAGGTGTCCTCTACCCTAGACTTGTCCACAAACACGTTCCAGATCCTCTCTAAGACAGGTAGATCAAACCCTAGTAGATTGTGACCTACTACCTTAAAAGAGCCTGCTAGGGCGCTTGTGAGGCTCTCAGGGGTACAGTGTTCCTGTATTACTCCATCCTGCATGGTTACTGCTAGCCATATAGTGTCAGGGTTTAGACCATTTGTTTCTATGTCTAGGAACATTGGTGCTTCAGAGTGCATTGTCTACCTCCTTCGGTTTAGCTGTCTCAGTCATTCTACCAGTAAAGTTATTATACTTCAGGTAGCAACATGCACCAGTTAAACCAGCATAACGATTCTTCAGTATTCTCACTGTAGTAGTGTTCCTACGTTCCTCGTTGTCCTCTTGCTGATCCCTTTCTAAACCTATCACCATATCGGATAGCTGTGCGATAGCCTGTGAACCTCTAAGCTCGCTCAGGCTGATCTGCCCACCGTCCTCATGTGACCTACCCTGTGACCTCTTGAGGTGTGATACAAGGAACAAGCCAATGCCTAGCTCTTGAACCA